TAATCAAAAAGCCGCGGTCACGCAAACTCTTAATGATGCTGTCACACATATCAACTTTTTCTTGTTGATGTGCAATCTTCAGTGTGCTATTGATAACGTCTTTATCTGATTCAATGTATCGTGGGAGTTCTGCTTTCAGAACACGTTTGGGAAATGGTTCCCACCCTTGCTCATTCAAGTCTTCTTGTGCTAGTTCACCAGAGTAGTAGTCGTGCTTCAACTGCCGAAGTTGAATTAAATCAGTCTTCAGTTTAGCGAGAAGCATTCTCTCTGTTGAATAGATTTTGTAGTATTTTTGATGAAGCCGTGGAATTTTTAGTGCTTCTTCATCCAACATGTCATCGACAATGTTGCAGTCTTCATTCCACAGCGAGTGGATATCTTCAAGTTTCATTCAGTCACCCTAATAATGTAATTTAATTATCTGTATTATATATGTGATATTTTAAAGTCGGTTTATGTCGTATGCTCTGAATCTGAATGATGCAGAACCTAGAAGTGTATCAGAGTTGCCTGCATTTGAAAACTGCAAGTCACCCAATGATGTTGGGAATACGTCAATGAATACGAATTCAAGAACTGGGTTCATTGAATTTGACATAATAATAAGAGTAGCATCAGTAAGTGAACCTGCTCTATCATACTGTTCAGTTGATTTGGGTGTACCAATTGATATCATCCAGTTATGGATTTCTTCCCAGTTTCTCAACTCTTCATCAACAATAAATTCAATCGACAATTCACCATATGACAACTTATCACCTGGAAGTGGTGCATCAATGTTGTATGATGGCTGAAAGGTTTCACCCATAGTGATTGATGGAATATTGCAGTCTGTTACAAAAAACTCCATAGTTGGTAGTTTAGAAAATACCATCTTAAAGTTATTGATTGATGCAGGGTTCATATTTTTTGGTTGATTTTGAACGCTCATGTCATTTCCTGTCTAATGTTCTTTCTACTATTTATATACAAAAAAAGGGGCAATCCGTAGACTGCCCCTTGAAGATGGGGAGGTTTTATCCTCCCTCTTATTGTTTACTCTAAGAGATTAGAGTAGGTTGGTTACTGAGAAACCACGGTAGTATGTGTTGACACGGGCGTTAAGAGCGCCAGCACCAGCAGTAGTACCTTGTGCGAATGGGTTCGCAACCATGCCGTAGCGGGTCTTGAAGCCAATCTTAGGTTGGAATGTGTTCTCACCAACTGCACGAACCATCTGTAGTGGAACGTATGGGCAGTAGAAGATACCAGCATCGTATGCGCTGTCACCTTTGTAACCAACAACAACAAAGTCATTGCCAGCATAAGGGTCAACGTATACACGGGTACGACCATTTAGAACACCAGCAAATGTGTTGCCAGTTGAGTCAACTTGCAAGTTAGTGTTCAATGATGGGTTGTATTCCATGATACCAGCGGCAGCAAGAGCAGATGCAACGTCTGAAGAAACAATGATAAAGTTACCTTTACCACGGCGAGTTTCTTTAGCAATGGCGTTTGCTTCACGCTCGATTTGGAACATCAAGCCTTTGAAACGCTCAATGTGGTAACGACCGTCAGAATCGTTAGCAACATCGAATACACCGTTAGTTGCGCCTAGTTTGGCAGAACGGTAGATGGTACGCATAACTTCGCGGTTGATTTCAGCAAGAATCTCACCAGACAAGATGTTGGCAAGTTCTGTTTCAGCGTCAAGACCGTGAACTGCTTTCAAGTCTTGTGCTAGTTCAACAGTGTATTCTGCTTTCAATGCACGAGTTTTTGCTTCAACAGAAATCTTCTCTACTGAGAATTGCATTTCGTTGAAAGTACCGCCACCAGAAGAACCTAGTGCTTCACCAGCGCCTGTAGTCATACCAGTACCAGTTGTGTAAGTACCGTCAGCACCAGCAGAGTCGGTATCTGAATCTGGAGTTACGTCCATTGGGTTTGTACCAGCGTGAGTACCTGCACCAGCAAAGTCTGTGTCTGCTTCGTTGTAGAATACTTCGTTGCCTGCACCGTCTTTGGCACGCATCGCAAAGATGAGACCAGTAGGAGCAGTCATTGGCTGAACGCCAGCAACGTCATATGCAATCAACTGAGGCATAGAACGGCGTACTAGTGAAATTAGTACTGGGTCAAAGCCTGCAACATTGCTAGTAGCATTCAAAGGAGCGGCTTCGAAAAGACCGTTCGCTTGGTGCTGTTCACGGATTGCTTTTTCTTGGTTCTCAAGAAGAACAGCAGTTACCGCTTTTTTGTAGGGGTCTTGAATAGCAGGTGCGTCTGCATGTTCAAGGATTGGAGCCCATTTCTCTTGGGCTGATTCTGATAGATACATATCTTATCTCCTTAGGGGTATGTAATTAAACTAAACTGTTTTATCTAAAGCACACGAAAGTAATATTCATATACTTATTTATATGGCATTACTTCTTCATGCTTGAAAGAGTTCTTGCATATACGCTCATACTCTCAGAAAGGTCCTGAGTTTTAGGTGCTTCAATGCTTTCTTCTTTCTCTGCGCCAGTCGCCCTTACTTTAGGGAAATAAGATTCCTTGATAGTTTCTAACTTCTCACGGTACTGGTCAATAGTCTCGAACTCTACGCCTTCAGCAAGACCTTGCATTTTCTCTGCTTGTGTAGTCGTTAGACCAGCACATGCTTCTGACAATGCTTTTTCTGCTTTGAACGCATCTAGTTCTTTCTTCATTTCAACGGACTTTTCAAACTCTTCATTGAGTTTGGTCTCAAGTTCGTCCTTGGCGGATGCCAAGTCATCAAGTAGGTCTGCTTTTTCTTCAGGAACATCAATGTAGTTTTCTACAAAGAGGTTCTTCAAACCTGCCATGAATTCTTCTGCAATTTCTGTTTTTAGACCACGCTCAACGGCAAGTGCGTTTTCTTTAACCCACTCTTCGACAACATAGTTCAAGTAGCCGTCAACTTTTTCAGCAAGTGCGCCACGGGCTTCTTCTAGTTTTGCTTCAAACTCTGCTTGAGCAGATTCTTTGATTTCAACTAGTTGCTCGGAGACTTTTGCTTTAACAGCGGCTTCGAAAACAGTCTTTGCTTTTTCTTTAAATTCTTCTGATAGTTCAGCGTCAGAACCAGAAAGAAGTGCATCAACGTCTTCTTGAACGTCAACAGTCAATTCGACTTCTTCTTTCTTCATAGACTTACCCTTTTCGGATTCATCCATGTCGTCTTCTTCCTCATCTTCGTCATCCATTTCTTCGTCATCATCAGAGGCTTCTTCTTCCTCTTCTTCTTTGACTTTCTTAGATGCTTCTTCTAGGTCCTGAACTTCTTCAGAAACTTCTTCTGAGGCTTCTTCAGAAACTTCTTCTACTTCTTCTACAATCTCTGAAGTTTGTTCTGCAACGACTTCTTCAATCGCATCTTCAGATGCTTGAACTGCTTCAAGTTCTTCAGATACAACTTCACCAGTCATTACTTCTTTGTCTTCATTGATTTGCTCTGCAAATTTCTTTAGCATGAGATTAATCTCCTTTATGGTAAGTTATTATCATATAATCTATTTATATAACTACAATTTTTGAATGAAGTCGGAGAACAATCTAATCTTAACTTCTTCTAGTTGAATTGAAGTTGCTAATTCGATTTGCTTCTTGTATTCTCCGATAGCGGATTCTTTCAATACACCGTTATCCCAAATCCATTCCTTGCCTTCCATGATGCCATCAACGAAAGCGTCAGGCGCAGAAGGGTCAGCCACGATATCCGCCGCAGTAGACAGATAGAAATCTGACTGAACGACATTGACACCTTGTGACTGCTTGAGTGAACCCATACCACGAGAAGAAACACCAAGTGTTGCGCCCTCGTCCATTAGGTTCTTCACAATCTTCCCCATTGGTGTATCCATAATCTTTGCTTTACCGATAAAGTTATCACCATCTTTGTAAAGTTCTTTAATCATGTGAGATACACGGTCTAAATTGATAGTAGGTCCGTCGGGATGACCTAGTTCACCGAATGCTCTATTACTAGTTATGTATGTGTCTGAATAACGCTTGACTTCTCTTTCGAGAATGTCAGACGGATAGACACGCCCATTTCTATTCTTTTGGTTTGCTTGCATAAAAATGCCAGATATAAAATACTGCTTCTGTCCTGAGATTTCTTCAGTAATAAACTGTACATCCTGCAAGGCTTCTGAAATTAATTTCATTTATTAAAACCCCTAGTGTCTCGTTTGCGATTAGTCAACTTGCGTTTAATGCTTGCTCTACTCGCTCCTGCTTTTCTTTTTCTAGCCGCCTTCTTTTGGGCGATTTTACGATTGCGTCTTTCTGATGCAGACATGCGAACAACTTTTGTACCTTGTCCTACGGTTCTGTAATTCTTATCAGTCGCAACAACTTTGCGTCTTTGAACTACACCGCCACGAATTCTATTGACCCGTTTTACTCGTGCTTCATCAACTTCTTCGGTATCTTCATCTTCAACATACTCGTCAAGCATATCGTATGCTAGGTCTTTTTTCA